CCAGTTACTTTGGAGAACTTAGAAAGACGCTTGTATAGCACACTACCAATAAAGCCTTTGTGCCCTGTTAGTAATATATTCATCTTGCTATGTTCGCTTCCTGAAAATACGTTAAGTATTCTTTAGTTTGCTGCCAATCAAGGACAGCTCGTTTATGATCAACCACTTGTGCTAGTGGATAATCATTTCCGTCCTCGTCCATTCGATCACCAAAGAAGTATGTCTTATCTTTAGGATCAAAGTCTGTTATAATTTGTGCTTTGTCAGTACCTACAGGAGATATATCAATACCTGTGTCTCCGCCAACTGTAGCTTTAATACCTGGAAACCGGATGTTAAATTGTTTAGCTATAAAATTGCGTTCGTTATTCCATTCTTCATATGCTACATACTTTGCTCTATCTGCAGAGCCAGCATTACGCCCAACTACACTAAAGTTCACCATGCCAGGACGATGTTCAAAATGCAATCCTGTTCTAACACTAAAATTACTTTCAATTAGTTTTGTAGTTAACCACTCGTGTGCATCTTCAGGAAGTACCCATTCGTTTGAACGAACATTTACATCTTTTTCCCAAACATCATTGCCATTACAGTTGTATACACGCTTGCATCTATTGTAAATTGTCTCACCAATTTGTTCAATAGTTTTAGGCCGGTCACTTCCAGTAACAAGATAAACATCGTTAGATCCGCAAAAGTCTCTAAACCATACAGCAAATCGTTTGTCTATTGCTTGCCTACTAGGAGTAAGCGTTCCGTCTACATCAAAAATAAACTTATTTTTGGTTTTCTGCATTATCTTGTGCCTTTTTAACCGCCGCAGCGTTTTTCTTATCTACTTCTGCTTTTGCCTTTAGTTCCTCAGGTGTAGGAATTTTCTTCTTCTTAGCATACATGCCGCTAGTATAGTTTACTTCTTCAGATCTAGCACCGTAGGGTAAGTGAGTAATTTCGTTACCATCTTTTGATAACCATTCATCGATCATTCGTTTAGATTCTGCTGCTTCTGCTTCCTGTTGTGCTTTAAAGGGATCTGTCATTTTGTCTCCGTGTCAGTAACTCGTGAACGTAAACCACTTGTACTGAATCGGTGATCACGCTTGTTGAAATGTAAATCAATATCTCTACTACGACATATATCTTTACCTGTAAAATCTTTATCTCTGTATTCTTCGCCTAGTATCCGAACATTAATTGGATACATTTGTAAGATATCTTCTAGATCTTCTTCTGTACCATAAGGAATAATTTCGTCAACATAACTTACTGCTTTAAGTTGTGTGTAACGCTCAACAATAGTTTGTATAGGAGCGTTCTTATCCTTTCTATCAACACTAGGATCAACCTGCAATCCACAGATTAAATAATCACATTGCTCTTTAGCTTCACGTAACATAATTACATGTCCTGCATGTAATAAATCAAATGTACTACAAGTAAATCCTACTATCATTTGTGATTCCTCTTACCATCAAATACACATATAAAGTACATGCCGGTATCGCGGGCTGCATGTACTCGATGAAACGCACCATCTGGAATTAAAACTATGTCACCAGCCCGGACATCAAATGTTTCATCAGCTAGATCCATCTTGCCCCAGCCAGTAATAAAGTGATATACTTCTTCCTGTCCAGCATGTGAATGACCAGATGTACTTTGTTGCTTGTGCAAACGTGTTGAACTAACTACTAATCCATTAAGAGTAGTATTGTCTACTACTGTATATCGTTCATCTTCTTTAGCAACTTCACCACCAATATCCTGAGCTGTAACTCTCATTCCATCATCTCCTTTAGTTCCCTCAACTTTTCAATTACTTCTTCAATAGTATTTAGGTCCTGTTCGTTCTCTGTATCAATTTCTATCTCTAGTTTGATCTTCATTTTTATTCTCCGAAGTCAAACAAACTACTAAACGTGTTATGACGCTTTGTATCCTCTAATGGATAGTTAAGCACACCTATCAAGTTGTCTAACTTATTATCAATAATAGTCTCTGCCATTGCTAAATCATCAAATGGCAGTTCTTTAAACCAGCTAGGAATATGCATCTCATCTGTTGGATAAGCAACACTTGTGTACCCTAGCGGATTCTGTTTTAGTTTACAAACAATAACTTTCATACCGTCAACGATCTCTTCAGAGTACTTGTCTCCGTTCATACGTTTAAGCGTATTCCAATTAATACTTGCTCGTACATGCCCAGGCATGTTAGCTTTACCTTGCTTCTCTTCTAAGCGGCGATAGTGGCCAACTTTGTTTGCACGTTTCGGACTACCTTTTTCGTATCCAGGCCGTTCATGAAACTGTAAACGGAATTCTGTAATACGATCAAGTATGTCTTTCTGCGGCTTATCAGTAAGTACCATAAGTAATAGCTCACTTAGAAACTCTTGCATAAACACAGGAGTATCTGATCTACGTAAGTCCAATCCCATAGCTTTTACTTTGCCTGGCTTGCCATCTGTGTCACTCCTAAAGCCTTCAATATCATACACTAGTGCCGCATACCGCTTCTTAGTAATAAACAAACCTGACTGTGCTACAATTTCTCTAGCCGCTGCAATAACGTCCGACCTACTCTTTGGACAATGAAATGCTTCTAACATAAAGCCTTCAAATGTTAAGTTTGCCGCTTCACATACTTGATCGTAAAGTGTAATAACATTATCTTTTGACCAAGGAATACTACCTGCATCAATATCTTTCTTTAAAGTAGGAAATGCACTAAAGTAACAAGAGTCAGTGTCACCGTATATCATTGCATCACCTACGTGATCGTATGTACCAGTAATAACTTTATTAACTTCAGCACTCATATGCTTAACAATAGTACGACCAGTAAGCGTTGTTGATTGCCCAATACGCTTATCAAAGAATCTACAACCAGGATTAAGGATAGCACCATACAAACTGTTCAAGTTAATCTTCTTAACTAGCTGTCGCTTGTCCCAGTATTCTGTTTCGATTGCATTACCTGCATCTTTTGCTTTTTTAAGATTCTTCTGCAAGTCTTTACGTTCAGCATACCAGCGTTTAAGTAATCCAGGAATAACACCTTCGTGTTCTGTAGTAAAGATAGTACCATTTGAACTAAGCATCCAGGGTTTATTAGAATTAAAAATTACTTGATAAATTTCAGCGCCGCTCATTACTTTTGATTCGCCGTTTTCAAACTCAACAGTAAGTGCTATGTCACGCTTTTGCTCCATAACAGCTTCGTATTCTTCTGTGCTAAAACGTCCTTCCCAACTACCGGCAAAGCTTTTCTTCTTTAAGAACATGTCTTCATGTACACGAGCATCACTAATCTCTGGACGTATTTGTCCTATAATAGTTGCAGGGTCCATGTTCAATGCACGAATCACTGAAGGATACAGTGAGTTCAAATCCATTGACCCAATCCACTTATGCAAGCCCTTTTTAGGAAATGCAACATATGCACCAGCCGCTTGTGTAGCTTCGTCATCACGCTTTGTACGATTGGGTACTTGGAAGCCTCTGTGGTGTGCTTCGTTAACAATAGCTTGCTCTGTAACTGCAACAGCACCCATTGTTGTTTGTAGAAGTACTGTGTTGCTGTGTGCTAGTTCGTTGCTTAGATCAATAAAGCGAAGCTTCTTGTCTAGTTTGTCAAGTAGTGCAGTATCTTGAATGTTATATTCAATAAACTTACGGAAGTCATTGTTGTAAAGTGCGTCAAGTGTTCCTTCATACGGAACCTTGTTCTCGCCCACTTCAACTTCGCCGATAGCATCCAGTCGATATGTGTGACGCTCCTCATAAGTGTACTTACGATACAAGTTCAAACTATCCAAGTGTACACGCCCAACTAGGTCAAACGTTTCACTTTCTTTGCCGTACTTTTCGTACATACGCTTCTTAGGAAGTTGTCCCCACAAGCAGAATCTGCGTGTGTCATTCTTGCTTAGTACACGACTAGTTCTGTTAACAATATACGGGATATCATATCCTTCACTGTTCCAGCCACTTAGTACGTCACTGTCTTCAATAAGTGTTAAGAAGGTATCAAGCATTTCGCCTTCTTTCTCAAACAACATTACATTGTCAATACCTTCAAGCTCTGCTTTTGCTTGCTCCATAGTAAGTGTCTTTGGTGGAACTGCTAAACATACCATTGTGTCGAGCCACTGCAAATATACACTTACACTTGTAATAGGCATAAACGGATCACTAGGATCAGCAAAGCCACGCTCAGGATCAAAGTCAGTCTCAATATCAAAGAATGCAATGTTTAGTTTAGGTGCATCTTGGTTAAGATAGTTTTCGCTTAAACATTGGAAAATAGGATTAATGTCGCTTTCAAAGAGAGCTTTGTCTCTGTTAATTGCAACTTCTTTACGGAAGTCCTTTGTACTCTTACATACAATACGACTTAACGGATCGCCAAAGATACTCTTGTATTTGCCTCTTTGGTCTTTATAGTAAAAGGTATATTTTGCTTGATATTCAGTAAAATGTCTTTTACCATCTCTGCGTTCAACTGCTCTGATAATATCAGCATCGCGATCAAACATTGCGTCTACGTAACTCAATTTATTGCCTCCTCGTTGCTTAAGGCCAACGCTAACCATGCTTGCTCGTTAGTGAGCGAATCTATAATAGTATATATCATTATAGGGCATCGACTATTAGTCTTGTGAGTGCTATCATATTCATTATAGAAAACCATCCACAAAGCAATATAACAAATCCTGCCCTACGAAGTATTGCACTTGTAAGACCAAATAGGCTTCCAACTAAGTACAGTGGAATAAACCACTGTGTAGCAGGATCAAGTACAGTCACAGTTAGGACAATACTTGCACCTACTAGTAAAACAAGTTCAATTAACTCTGCATAGAAAATTACAGGCGATAGTTTATATGTTTCGCCAAAGTAAGATATGATTTTCTTAAAGAAAGTTCGAACTGCTATAATCACTTATCCTTGCCCACCGTAGTAACAAGTGTTTCTAAATCATCAAATTCGTCATATACTCGTGACCAATCACCTTTTTGTGCAATCTTAATTGCTTTGTTAATTAGACTAGGTTTCATGTCTAATTCTTCGGCTACTGCTTTAACAGTTTCTTTTAAGCCGCCGTTTAAATCTTCAATCTCTTGTAGTACTGTAACGCCTTCGTTAACAAGACGTTCTAGTTTGGCCTTCTCTTCGGCGCCATAGGTTCTATCGCTCATAAATTCCTCCATTAGGTAGTAGATGCAATATAACTATTATACTACATTATTTGGAGGTTGTCAAGTATTATTTTGAGTTTAATGCGTCCCAGAGTCGGGACTTGATGGATTCAACTTTAACTGAGTTGTTTAGAGTAAGTTCTTTACGCTTTTTATTAATATGTGCTTGTGTGTCTTTGTCCATGCCATCTTTTGATTGGCGAATTGTTCTTTCAAGGTCGTCTAAATCTTTACGATGACGTGTGTTTTTATTCTTTGGTTTAGGAGCTTCTTGTACACTTTCTCCCATCTTTGCCATAAACTTGTCAAACTCTGCCTTCTTGCGAGGATTACTTGCAATTTTTTGTAGACCTGCTGTGTGCTCTTTTAAGAAAGATTTCCACAGGCTTGAACTTACATTACTAGAAGCAGATTGTTTTTTGTCTTTGGCTTTAGACTTATCCGCTGGACCATCGCCCATTGCCTTCATAGCCTTTTTAATGCCGTCTGTTTTGTTATAGTTATTGAAGCCAGCCTTCCAAGCATCTACAGGACCTTCATTAAGTTTAACACCTGCTAGAGCAGCAAAGTCACTTAAACTGTAATCACCTTCAACAGGCATAGTGCCTTCTTGTACGTTTGCACTTTCCTGCACGATGTTTTGCTGCGGTTGCACACTTTCCTGCGGGTTAGCAGCCATAGCTGTCATTTTACGAATATCATCAGCCGGGTCCTGAGGATCCATTGCAAACAGTTTATGTTGTAGTGCGTTAAAGTCCATTTTATTTTTTGCCTGAAGCTTTAGCGGCGTGTACTGCTTTACGTTGTGCAGCTGATTTAAATTTGCCTTCTAATTTAGCTTGAAGTGATTCTTTGTAAGATTTATCTTTCTTTTTATGTGGCTTGCCGCAGCTTTCGCAGATTGCTTTGCCACAGTTACAATTACATGCTGATTCAACTGCCATCTCTTTAGCAGGAAGCTCTAAGTCCATCATAGGCTGGTCATCTACTTCTTGATAATCTAAGTGATGATATACACTACCAATCATATCTGCTGATTTAGTAATTTTAGATTGTACCCAACCTTCCAAACCTTCACGTTCGCTAACACTCTTTAGCTTGTCGTGTAGTTTGATAGCATACTTTGCTAGTTTGTATAGTTCAGCACGGGCCATTTGTACTTCGTGATCACGCTCGGCAACATCTGCCAATTCGCCTAACCCTTCTTTAACTGTTCGCTTTTCCATCATTTCTTCTTTTGTCATTTGAATCCCCGTAATTCTTATTACTTATATTTATCGTTTGATGGCCTTGCCACCCATAACGTTGGCCTTCATATCTAGTGCGTTTTTAGCTGTGCCATCTGCATTTGTAGCTTGAGGTGCTTTAGGTGCGCCGTATTTGCCACCTTTGCCTACTTTACGTTTAGCACCTGGAACACTTGCAACAGCCGCAATATTACCAGCACTTGTTCCACCGGCAGCTACTTCTTCGTCTAATATTTCATTCATTTTCATAATAATATTTATCCTTATTATTTTCTTTTGCCACGGAACTTACGTATATGTCCATTGTAGAATATCATAGTATACCATGGATCATGACGTTGCATTTTCCTAGTATATTCCCAAGCTACGTTATCTTGGTCTACCCATACTACATGATATCCTGCCCACCTACGTGATGGGTACCATTCAATACTACCACCTTGAGTAATAAGTGTTTCTAATGTCCAAAAGTAACAGTTATTATTTTTAGTAAATAATCTTACAGGCCAGATCCAAAAAAAGACTGCCATTAACAGTCCTGTGCTTATTAGTTTCATACTAGTAGTTATTAAGGATGGCGTGTAAGCTTCCACTTTTTTGAAATAGGTATTTCTTTATCTAATATTTCCACATGATCGCCTCTATTGCGCCGCTCATGTGTTAATCTATCTAAAGAGTCTACATTATTCCGATCAGTAGCCCAAGGATCACCAGTTTCATTAAACAAAATACTATTGTAGTTATCTAAGCTTGGAGGATTGTCAATTTCTTTTCCTATGCACACACTTAACTGTACACTTAATCTTGGATAGTTTAATACTGATGTTACAAATTTATTATCACCACCTAAGCATCTTGCAAAAGAAGTACTGTAACCTAATTCGGCTGCTGCATACATTGCATTAGACGCCGCTAGTCCTATTTCAATGTTAGCTTGGCCCTGACTATCTAATTTTTTGTTAGTTAAGAACATAATCACTAACGGGTGATTGTATTGATTGTTTGCCACTATCTCTTTCCAAGATCTTACTTTGCCTAATCGTTCGTAATCTCGATTAGAACACCAAGTAATATGTTCTACAAGATATTTTTTAAATTCTTGTTGTGCAGGTAATACTACTACTCTATAAGGAAGGAGATTTTCTTTGCTAGGAGTATTCCTAATTGCTCTAGTTATAAATTCTACGTCTTTTTTTGGAAGGGGAGTTGTATCTACATGAGGTGTTTGGTGTCTAGCTTTAATAGTAGTCATGACTGGCGACTTATTATCTCTATCCATATTACTTTCCTATCCTTTGGTACTTAGTGTAGGAGGGCGTCCGTCTTTGTCAACAGTAAACCCCATCTTTTTTGCTTCAATAGATACTTGATTAGGACCAACATCAACTGTTTGATTCTGTTTGGTGATGCGTCCAACGCCTTCTTTTATTCTAGTTGTAGTTAACAAATTTCTTACTGGATTACGCAGGTACCAAGCCATGTCGTTGTATGTTTTAAAACGACTGGTTAATAATTCTTTGTTTATATCATTTTTTATTTTGCTAAACTTGTCTGGATCTCTAGTGTACATTTGTCTAGCCTTTTCACCAGCATATTTTTTAACAAATTCGCCTACATTGATCATATAATATTGTTCACAGTCTAGTATAACTTCATTTGGAAAACCTGCACTTGGCCAACCTTCTTTGTAAGTGTCAGCAACAGCATCAAACTTTGCAACCTCTTCATCACTAGGCGGCGCAAACATTTTGCGATCTTTATCATTGTATGAGGTATCTGAACCCAAGTCATTAACTTGCGGACTACTGTAAAT